GACATAAGAGGATGGTCTGGTACAAGCTGCGACTGTCCATCTGGCATTTTGCGAAACAAGGCCCACGGTATCGCTGCAGCAGAAGCAGAGATCCGATCCACTACAGCAAAAAGCCATGATGTATTTGTCATGGCTGACATTTGTGTGACAGGATTTACCCCCGCTAGTCCACTACCAAGACCAGCAAGCCCCGATCCTGTTGCAATACCAATCGGTGGCCTTGGTGGGGCTGCCTTGAACAGCGTTTGCAGAGAACGTCTAAGCAATGTCATTGTCATTCCTCCCTATTCCCTGAGAAATCAGCAGCAATATTGCCCCCAGGCCAATAACAAATCCCAATATGTGGATCAAATATAAACCATAAAGGACTAAACCTATGCCAGTAAACTCCAGTATTGTAGCTAATGCAGCCTTCCTATTCATCGGATGACTCACAACATACCACCCAACTCGGAGCATTGAACTTATCATGTGTTGATCCACCTTACATTTGGCTTTCCTTTTTGGCTCAATTCAGTTAGGCCCCATACTAATGCGTCCATCCTATCGGGAGATTTAGGACTGTCTGGCGACCATGAAACTAATTGCTGCTCTAATTCAGCTAGGTTGCCAACGTGGATAACCTTCTGCTGCTCATATAACGCTGCTATAGGTTCGGCCCTGATACGCTTTCCACGAGTCGCATGGACGGCTGTATACGGCACAGATGATCGGATAGTCCTCAGTGTATACTCAACCATGTCTCCCCCGTTGTTGACCTCCCCTATGATCCTGTCCGCTGCATGAATCTCATACGCATCAATGGCTTTCGCTGCCCATGTATCGGGAGAATACTTGCCACTGTAATCAGCCAATACGTAGAACTCATCAGAGGATGCACGACCAACAACAATGATACCTGTCTCGTCCGAGTCGCTGGTGTTTGTCACGGCTGGATCAATCGCCACAACAACTCTCTCCATTGAAGGTATCTCATTCGCTGGCTTTGATCTCATCATACCCCACTGCCACAAGGCTCCCGGCAAATCATCCAGCCACTCAGCCATGATCTCCTGTCGCCCGATTCGTGTCCCTCCATACTGCTCCCGTAGCCTGTTCTGGACATCCTCCGACAGGGTTGGGTTGTCAAATGTTGTAGCCCGTACCGTTGCAGTTGTCTCTAACTCAGATAAGGTACGAACAAAGTCACGATTCTTTGGGGTTGTTGTCACGATAGCTCTTGGATGTTCACCCAATCGTAACCCGAACTGGGCTTGATGCCAGCTTCCTTCATTCCATAAAGCTAATTCATCGGCCCAGAGTAACGACCACTGTGGGCCGTTCCATCGGTTCGGTTCTTCTGAACCCATAAACTTCACGTACCCACCATCCTTGTGATGGGCTTCTCCTATGCTCCTGTTATAACGGAACTCTGTGGGTGCTGTGCTGATCAATCCCGTGACACCCTCAGCACAGACCTCCCTTGCATCTGCAATGGTAGGCGCACCGATCCCTACCCTCGCCCGTTTCCCATACTCCCTCAAATGATCTAAGACAAAGTGTGTTCCAGCCATCGTCTTTCCAGAACCCCTACCACCTAGCAACAACCACACATACCAGTTCCCTTCTGGTGGAACCTGATGCGGTAACGGCTCCCACTTGTTGACTGTATCTTCCCAGTAGTCACGAGCCGATAGGACTCTCGATGTCATAGCTTGACCGCCTTCTGCCCCGTGTAATTCTGCCAGCGTTCAATCGTGACCTGTACATATCGTGGTTCTATTTCCATGCCGTAGCATATACGGTCTAGCTTCTCGGCAGCAATCAAGGTCGTGCCAGAACCGAGGAAGGGGTCGAGTACCACTTCACCATTCTTGGTGTGATTCTCAATAGGGATTTCAAATAAGCGAGTGGGTTTCTGTGTGGGGTGCAAGCCGTCATTTTCTCTTTCTAGTTGCCACACATCAGATTGGTTCCTTTCCCCATAGAATGGGCATTGCCCACCACCTTGAAGCCAGCCATGTAACGCCCATTCACACCTTGGATGGTAATGAAGTCTCCCTATAACAAAGGATGGTTTGACCCAAATTATAGGTTGGTGTACAAGATACCCAGCGTCTACCAATGCTTGCTCAAAGATTATACGTTTGGCACCGTGCCAAACGTATATTGGAAATGGAGGGTCGCCAGCAACTTTGATTGCCTTGAGCCAAGATGCTAGAAAAACAGCTAATTCCTTCGGGGTTTTATCGTCAGATTCAATGGAGCCGTGCAGGACTGCACGGCTATGTCCATAGCCGTGGGCATGCATATCCTTTGCCTTGTCTACCCACGAGTCTCCATACGGTGGGTCAGTCGTAAGAAGAACAGCCTTCGTGTCGCCCATAAGAGATGGCATAGCATTGAGTACGTCCCCACACATCAGCCGATGCTCCCCCAACTGGAACAGGTCGCCCAACTGCACCCACGGCTCCTCTGCCTCTGGTGGCACTTCGTCTGGGTCAGTCAATCCGACCTTGGGCTTCTGCATCGTCTCCAATGACTTGAGATTCCCACCTGCTATAGCGTCCAGCATCTCCTGCAAAGCATCGCTCTCTACCGTGGTCACCTGACGCAACGCATCAAATATATCCGCATCAGCACTAGCCATTGCAGACAATGGGTCAAGGGTCATCAACAGCTTGTTTGCTTCCCCTTCGTCCAGATCAGTAATCAGCACAGGCACTTCCATATCGGGTGTTGTCTCTGCCCTCAAGTGTCCGTCTATCAGCATCAACCCCTCGTCTGTCTCATACGCTATCAACGCATCTGCATATCCTATCTCTGCCAATGCTCCACGTAGGGCGTCAGCTTGACCCGTAGGATGCTTCCTCCAGTTCCGAGGATTGGGCATCAACTCCGAAGCCTTTACCTGTCTCAGTTCTTTTATGCGGTTTCTAATCTGCACACATTGCCTCGCAATTCAGAGTCCAAAAATTATGAAAAAAATCTGTGGGTGGTATACACACAGCGCAAAAAAAACTGTGTGTAAATATTTTTTTCATGAAGCCATCCCAGCAAATCTTTCCTGTCCCAGTTTATCTAGCCGAGCGAGAAGCATTGGAGCTTGCGGAGAATCTCTATGTAAATCCCGATAGACATCCAGAAAATCTTTTAGGGCTTGGTTCCAAGACATGACATCAATTCTTACTCGTGCCTCAATCTGCTTGGGTGCGTCTAGCCCCAACAGAGAAGCCCTACGCTCTTGAATACGTAGGGCCGTTCCTATTGCTCCCTGATCCCCAGAAACTACAGAGGGCCATATCGGAAACTGCATCTGGTCTAGTCGCTTGAGTTCTAGCTGTCTGACAGCCTCGGTACTTTCGCTCATGCTCTGTGCTGTTTGCTCTAGCTCTCGCATGATCGCCTTATAGGCACCGGCCTCGCTAGCATATCCTAGCTTGTCAGCTATTTGTTTTATGGTAGCTCCAGCCATGCGCAGGAGAATTGCTTGCTGTCCACGTTGCCTCAGTGCGATATTCTGTCTCTTGCTGACTCGTGTTTTCTTACCTTGAGGCACAATTTTCCTTGCCATTATCTTTCCTCGTTGACGATAGAATCAACAATTTTCGTTTCACCGTCTACGTGTTGAAATGCAGTCCAAGCATTATTCACCCTCAAATAACAAAGAACGATAGCATTATTTGGAATAGTTTTCAACATTTTGAAGCTAGAGCGAAATAAACTGAGTGCATTACTAATGCTGTTTTTTTGATTTTTACGACTTTTGACTTCTATCAAAAAAAGCTCGGAATCGCTCCAAGCGATAATATCTGGAAATAGGGACAGATGGGTTCGTCGTACTTCATATCCTTTTTCCTCTAATTGACGCAAAAGCAAACCTTCGGCTTTTGACCCTTTAGCTCTAGCGTTACGGTTGGGATTTCGCTTCACGACTATACCCCTTGATATCCAATTGTGCTTCCAGGTTGGCTAACGCATTTTTCCCAAACCCCCGAATGGCTAACAATTGTCGTGGTTCTTTAGCAAATAAATCTTCCACGGTTCTAATTCCAGCCCGGGCCAAGGCATTTATCCCACATCTGTCGGGTATGTTCCCTTCAATCAAGTGCAGTAAACCCTCTAGTGATATGCCGCTCTCTTTGTTGTTGATGCTGCCAGGGAGACTCTTGAACTCGATAATCGCAGTGCGCAGGGATTTCGAATGGTTATAGCTACGCAGAATGAGTAGATCGAGTTTTTCCTCAATACGTGCAAGCCTTCTGATAATCTCATAACTCATATTATGCTCCCATCTGTTGTATCGTCATGTTGTGATTTTTCCTCATATTCCTAAAATACTTTCTGTTGCGTTGTTGTGTTGTTGTGATGGGGGTATTATATACCCCCAATCACAACACCAATTACAACAAGAGTATTTAGCTATAATGTTG